CAGCCGCCGGCGTGCAGCCGCGGACGGTCAATCGCGAAGTGGATCTCTTAAAGGGGATGTTGCGCGATGCCGTCCCGAAATACCTCGAGGTGTCGCCGCTCGTCGGGCTCAAGCGGTTGAAGCCGCAGCCGTTGAAACGCCGCCTGCTGGCGGTCGCCGAAGAGCGCAAGCTGCTCGAGGTCTGCGAGGATGCCCAGGACCGCGCGATCCTAATTCTCGGGATTGATACGCTGACGCGGCTCGGGGATCTGCTGGACCTCGAGCGGACAGATCGGGACGGCCCCTGGTTGTACGTGAAGGACCCAAAGAGTGGGGAAGCGTACGAGACGGCGCTCTCGGTGCGCGCCCAGGCCGCGCTCGACGCGATGGACCCCGACGAGCGGTACACCTTCGCGAAGTTTCGCCGCGCGGAGAATCCGCGGGACTGGCCGGGGTCCGTGCGGAAGCGGCTCCGCTATCTCTGTAAGAAAGCGAAGCTGCCGTATGGGAAAACGAAGGGCGGGATTACGTTCCACTGGGCCACGCGGCGCACGGGCGCGACGCGGTACCTGATTGACCAGCGGGCCCCCATCTCGATCGTGCAACGGCAGGGGAACTGGAAACATCCCGAGTTGCTGCTCCAGGTGTATGCCGAAGCGCGGCAGAATGATCAGCTGAAAATGGTCGGGGCAATCACGTCTGGGTCACGGCGCAGGCGAAACGCCCGATAAATGCGAGGGGAATCGAGCCGCGTTCCCGCCTTCGCAACGCCGAGGCCGCGGGTTCGAGCCCCGCGCCGTCCACCATCAAAAACACCCAAACATTCAAGGAAAACCTTCCGGCTTCGCCGGAGGTTCGCTCACGGGCCGGTTGAGGGTCCATGGTCGATTTGCATCACTTAGCGTCACCTTTCGCCATCCTACAATCACGTGTGGCTCACGTGGATTTAGTGGACGCCGCCGTACTGCAGCAGATGAATCAACGCCAGGCACAGTACGGCGGGCCACAGGGGCAGCTTCCCCATGATGGACCCGACCATGAACACGAGCGCGAGCGTCACGAGTAAGAGAGTGACCATCGAGCCCTCCTATAGGCGCCGCGTCAGCACGGCGAGAATGAGCACGAACACGAGCAGGATGAACGCCAGATTCTGGAGCTGGTCGGTCGTCAGATCACCCTCAGCAGGCACAGCCAGTGAATGAGGTCTGCGAGCGTGACCGTGAGCGTGACGGGGATCGCGCGGGTCGCGGTCCCGGCCGGCTGACACGGCAGCGGCGTCGGCGGGCGCCAGATCTCCGGGTTGCTGTCGCCGGCCCGGTTGAACGCGGGCTTCGCGCTCGTCGAGACCGAGCTCGTGATGATGTCCCAGATGCCGTGGTCCGATCCGTACAGCGACATCACGGCGTCGACCGCGTGCGCGTTGTACTGGTTCTGGCCGGCACTCTTCGCGACGTGCCCCCAGGGCGGCGAGCCCCAGAGCGCCCCGAGCTGGCGGCAGCATTCCTCGGTGAACATCCCGCAGCCGGTTTTGGTCGCGAGGTTGTACTGCCCGGTTGCATACACGGCGTTGATCACCTCGAGCGGCGTGCTGCCCGTGACGGGCGGCGGCTCGGGCGGTTCGGGCGGCGCCGGCAGATCCACCAGCGTGAAGTCGTCACACTCGAGGAAGGCGCGGGCGTCGTCGGCATACGTGAGCCGGCCGCGGAGCTGCAGCGGCGTCTTGCCCTCGGCCTCGAGGTTCAGCTGCGCGCCGTTGCGGTCGGGGACGGAGTCGGGGACGTCGAACACGACACCCGCGCGGCCCTGCGGGTCGGTGCCGGGGACGGCCGTGCCGGTCCAGCCGCCGTCATGGTCGAGGGTGACCTGCGGGTCCTCGACGTTCGTGAACACGAAATACTGGTGCGGCATCAGGTTCCTTCCAGCAGGGGCGGCCCGCCCCCACCAAAGCGTTCGGTAAATTCCTCGTCCGAGATCACGTCGATCGGCGCCCCGGTGTAGCGGTTCGACACAACCCACGCCGTCGCGTGGAGCACGACCCAGCCGGTCGGCGTCAGGACGCGCGGTTGGCCATCGGTGAACAACGGCGACTCGGCGCCGCCGGGATTGATCACGGCGCCAATTGGCAAGGGCTGGCCCTCGACGTATTGCTCGCCATAAATCTTCAGGGGACGCTCGGTATATTGCTTTTGGGCGCCTTGCGGCGGCGCGGGTGCAGCCATGATGTGTGTGTCTCAGGGAACGCGATAGAAGCCCTGCACCACTTGTCCCGTCCCGCTGAGTTGGACATTGGTGCGGGGGGTGCCAGTCGCCTGATTGAAGAGAATAATTTGCGACGTCGCGGCGGTGATATACCAATACGAGGGCACCGCCCCGCTGCATTGATACAAGCCGGCGTGCATCGCACTATCGGACACAAACGGCAGACCGCCGATCGCGGCCGTGGCGCTGCTGGCGGTCGACGGATACGCGATGTAGCAATGCAGGAACACCATCTTGTCGAGTTTCATCCAGAAGCCGACGCCCAGGCTGCCGAGATTCGCGGTGCTGATGTCCGTGAGGGCCACGGTGCCGTAGGTCGGCGGGACCGTGACATAGGCCTCAATCTGGTTATAGAGCGTCTGGAGCCAGGCATTGTCGATGATGGACCCGGTCGTGCCGGTGCCGGCGTCGTCAATCCACGTGGTGCGTGTAATTGGCATGGGTTACCTCGCCACGTCGCGGGTCGCGAGCCGCAACAGATCCTCGAAGGAGAACCGGCTGCTCGACGCCTGGACCGTGAACGTCGGATACTGCGTCGGATACGGGCGGAAGTTGTTGATCACCACATGCTGAATCTTGAACGTGCCGACGAGGTTCGTCGGCGCTGGCAGGTTCGCGACGATGTCCTTCCCGCTGCGCGTCAACAAGTCGCGGCTGGTGTACGTCACGCGCACCTGATCGAGGGCGCGCTCGACGAGGGTCGCGGTGCCGCGGGCGCGGGCTTCGCCGATGGAGAGGCGCCGGTCCTGCACCCACTCCTCGCGCAGGCCGGTCCCGCCGACGGCGGCGGCGAGCTGCGCCTGCCGGGTCGCGTCGTCGACCTGCACGACCAGATAGATTTCATCGCCGGCTGACAGGGCCTGGAGAATGGAGCGGACGCCGCTCGCCGGAATGCCGGTGAGCATCGGCGCGGCCGTGACCGTGGAGTTGTAGCTAATCGCGGCGGTGATCGCCCCGACGCCGCTCGGCGGAATGCCCACGAGCGTACTGCCCACGATGCCCGTATACCGGAGCACCTGTTCGCCGTTGCCGACGACGACCCACCCGCCGCTGGTCTGAAACGCACTCGTCCCCGCGACGACGAGGACCGCGGCCCCGGCGACGATCTGTCCGTCCGGCTGGAGCAGGCCCGACGTATCACCCGTCGGGATGTTCGCGCCCAGGCTGCCGTCTGGGGCCGCGTCCAGGCCGCTCGTCGAGACGTTGTCCGGGAACGTCACCAGGAGTTTTAACTGCGACCCATTGACCACGGTGCGATAAATCTTCCGGCTCGTGACGGTGGACGCCCCAAGCGGAATATTCGTGAGGGCAACTTGCGCGGCCGCCGCCGTATTGACCGGCGGCGCACCCGCGCCGAGCCCGCTGTCTGGCGTGGCATCGACGCCACTTGTCGAGACGTTGTCGTTAATCTGCGCCCACAGGAACAGGTCCGTGCCCCACGCTTTAGTACGATAGACCTTCCGACCTGTGACGCCTGGACCGCCGATAGGAATCGCGGTGATCGGCACTTGCGAAAGCTTGGGCGTAGTGTTCGCCACGGGTTCCCCCGCGTGCGTGACCAGATCCGAATCATGTCCGCCCCCGCTCGCATCGAGCGTAGTGCCGGGCACGTTCACCGCCAAGTGCGAGTAATAGAACGTGGAGCCGTTGTTGACGGTGCGGTAGATTGCCACACGCTTCACCGCCGGATCGGGCGAACAGGGAATCGCTAAGCGCACGTCTCCCTGATCCGGTGGGTTGATTCCCGAATTGGTGTTTGCCTGAATCGGGGCCGACGATGGCGACGGCAACGTGACATTCGCGAACGGTGCCGAGAGATCCGTCGCATAGGCATACTTGAACCGATACCACCCGTTCTTCACGAGCGAGCCGAAATAGTTTGGCGGCGGCGTGTAGCCGGTCGGCGCGGTGAGCGGATCGGGGATCGACGGAATGCCGCAGGTGACGGGGACACTGATCGGTCCCGGCGTCGTCTCGCCCGCCGCCGTTGTAAACGTCACGGCGTACTGATGCACGCCGGCGTCGAGCCCCGCGCCTGGTGTCGGCGTGCCCGGCGTCGGCGCGGTCGTCGGCGCGGCGATCACGCCGGTGACCACCGACGCGAGCGGACTCGGCAACGACTCGCCGGCGGCCGTGCCGAACGTCACCGCATACTTGTAGAGCCCGAGGCCCAAGCCGCTACCCGGTGACACCGTCAACGTCGGCGCGGATGAGGGACCGATGCCAGGACCGACGAGGGTGCCCGCCCCGCCCGGCAGGACCCCGTTGTAGTTGAGGTGCTGCGCCCCGCCTTCCGCGCCAGCGAAGGACGCCTTCAGGAACACGTCGCTTGACACCGCGAACATATCCACGGCCTCGAGCGGCAGGATCGTGTCGCCGATGCTGACGGCGCTCAGGAGCTTCGTGCCGCGGCCCTCCACATATACGCGTGTCAACGCCTGACTGCGATCCGTGTCGCGGCTCACGTTCGCCAGCGAGGGATGCGTCGGCACGAGCGCGGACGGCACCTGCGCCGTATCGGTAAAAAAGAAATGCACGTCGCGGAAATAGTCCACGTACCAGTACGCGCCGATGCGGTTCGCCGTGCGGGACAGCGCCTCGCCCAGGTCCTCATTCGTAAACGTGATTTCTGGGATCGTCGGGAGCCCCGCCGCGACGTTCAGACTGGTGAAGCCGTTCGCCGCCGCATACGTCGCGATCAAGTCCAGCACAATCGCGGACGCCGACAGGTTCGTGTACCGCTTCGTGACTTTCGGGAAGCCGAACAGCCACGTGTAATCGACCGCCTGCACGTCCGTCCGCACGTTGACGGGTTTCTCCCAGTATGACTGCTGCACGTCGAGCACATGCCCAGCAAACAGCCGCATTCCGTTCATCGAGCCGAGCGTGATCACGACTTCCATGCCGGTCGTGACCGTCGTCGGGCCGATGATCCGAAACCGGCACGTGTTCGGTGTCTCGTTGAGTTCATCGACGATTTCGAGCGTCCCGATCTGCACGCGCTGATTGAGGCCGCCGACCGACACGAACCCACTCCCGCCCACGTAGCCGCTGCGCGACGCGCCCGACATCGCGACATTGCTGAGCGCGTAACGATATGCCTTCTGATTGCCGGTGAGCGCCATGTCAGACCGGGAGCCGGTTCCCGCCCGTGCGATAGCTGCTCGTCACCGCATCGCCGACGACCCGGGCGATCTCGTCTTTGTTCGACAGGACCGACCCGTTGATGTTGACGGTGACGCCGCTCGAGGCCGCCCCGATGTACCGCGACGTCGGCGAGCTGCCGGCGATCCCGCCGATGGTCGCGCCGTAGATGTTGGGATCGCGCCGCGCCAGGTCGTCGAACTGCTGGGCCGCGCGGATGGCGTTGTAGAGCTCCGCGGACATCTGAAAGAAGCTGCCGGCCGCCTGCTGCGCGGCGGTCCCCAGCTTGAGGACGCCCGCCTCCGCCGGCGCGGCGGCCTCGGGGACCTTCTTCGCCTCCTCGGTGACGCCCTGCGCCGCGAAGCGCAGCTTTTCCTCCGCGATGGCGGCCTCCATCAGTTCCTTGCCGAAGTCGTCCATCAGCTTCGTTTCCTGGGCTTGCGTCGAGAAGCCGGCGATCTTTGTGTCGCGGAGGGCTTTCTGTGCGGCCTCGAGCCGCGTCATCGCCGTCGCTTCGACCTCGACGCCCTTCGTGTTCGCGAGATGCGCCTCGAGCTCCTTCAGTACCGCGTTGTTGGTGAGCTCGAGATAGGCGGCCGACTGGCGCTGCGTCGAGGCAATGATGTCCGTCTCGAGTTGGAGCTGCTGTTTCCAGCGGTCGGCCCGAAAGGCCTCGGCCGCCTTCGCCGCGGCTTCGGCGTCCGCGACCCGCTTGGCATTGGCCGCCGCGCTCACCTGGGCCGACTTGTCCTCCTCGGCCGCCGTTTCCGCGAGCTTGTTCTTGTAGTACTGGAGGGCTTGCGTCGTCAGGCCGTACTTGCCGGCGAGCTGTTCCATGGTTTGCATGTTCAGCTTGAGGTCGTCGTTGAGCGCCTCGATGTTGCCTTCCTTGCGGACCTCGCGGAGCTCCCGTTGCCAGTCGCTGATCAGGATGTTCGTGTCGCGGTGCGCGTTCGCCGTCTGCCCCATCTGGAGCGCGAGCGCCGCGGCGGCCTTCCGGTTGATCTCGATGGCTTCGGCGTAGTCGGTAATGGGCCGCTTCGCGTTCTCCGTGGCGCGGGCCAAGACGTCGGCCTTCGCGCCGGCTTCCGCCGCGCCGGCCTTGAAGCCAAACATGCTCTGGGCCAGCTTCTGGATCGTGCTGTCGAGGCCTTGCGCGGCGCCCGTGAACTCGAGCGCCCAGCGCGCGAGGTTGTAGGAGGCGAGCGCCCCGCCGACGGCGACGCCCGCGGTCCCCAGCAGGCCGAGGCTTGTCGCGCTCGCACTGGCGGCCGTGCCGATTTCGCTGATGGCGCGGCCAATCGGGCCGATGTTCACGCCGGCCGCACTCATGAGACTGTCGAACTGGCGGAATTGATTCGTGAACTCCACGATCTTGCCGCCGGATTTCTCGCTATAGCCCTTCAAGTCCATCAGCCGGCCGCCGGCCTTGTCAGCGGTCGCCTGGAACGCCTTCAGGTTCGCCTCGGCGCCCTTCACGCCGCGGTCGAAGTCGGTGAAGTCCGAGACGAATTTGCCGGTAATCGCCATGGCTTAGCGCCGCTCCTCGGTCAACATCTCGCAGAGCACCTCGTAATCGAGCTCGTCTAGCTCACGGACCCAGTCAACACGCCAACCGCAGCGGAGGGCGAGGGCGAGATCGGATCGGCGCCGGCCGCCCGTCGTTTTTTTTCCTGGGCTCGCGCCTGCGCTTGCTGCTGCTCGTGTGCCGTGATCGCCGTGTAGATCTCCTCGAAGTCGGCCGACTCGAGGCCGCGGAGGATGCGCTCGACGACCTCGACCGGCTGCTGGTAGATGGGGACGCGCGCGCCGTCCGGGTCGGTCAGCGTCCAGTCGATGAGGTACGCGGACACCAGGGAGAGCTTGATCTGTCCCGGCTTCAGCCGCAGCTCGCCGTCGACGGTGACGTACTGCCGCTCGTAGCTGTCGGCGCGCTCGCCATGTGTCAGGCGCGTCTTGACTGTCAGCGTGTCGCCCTCAGACAACGTGAGGAGCGTCGTGCCCGGTCGTACAAACCGATCACCCATGAGCTCGTCTCCCTTACTGCAGCGGGGGTCCCAACGTCGCCCGGAGTTCAGTCGTCCCTAATGACACGTCGACCAGGGGAAAACACCAGCGCCCCTTGTCGCGGGGCGCGGTGAACAGGAGTTCCTTGTAGCGGGCGCCCTGCGCGCACTCGAACGGGTTCGCATGTTCGAGGGTCGCCGTCAGCGTCCACGTCGGGCCTTTAGTGATCCGCCATCTCCGCAGGCCCGCGACGTCCCGGTAGCCCCAGAGCAGCGTCGCCCGCGCCCCGTGCAGCTCGAGCTCGCGGAACATCTACGGATGGACGCCCGCGACCCAGATCGTCCCGTTCCAATGCACGTCGGAGCCGTTGCCGAGCTCGACGTGTTGCCCGACCGTCCAGTTGGTCGCAGGCGAGGCGACGATGCCGGTCATGTTCGCGAGCGCAAAGGGTGGCGTCGCGCCAGCCGGCGTGAAGGTCCCCGGCAGGCCCGCAGTCGCGCCCGTCGCGACGACGGCACCCGGCACGGTCCACGAGGCCGCCGCGCCCCAGGTGCCCGTCACGGTCGGGGCCGACAGCGAGCAGTCGATACTCGCGGACATGTACGCGAGGCCCTGCCAGGCGATGCCGGACTCCTGCGTGTTGTGCTGCAGCTTCAGGGTGCCAGGCGTCCCGCTGTCGGCCGCCTTCCAGAGCGCCAGGTCGGCCGCATTGAAGAAGCCGCCGAAGTCGCCTTTGCAATCCTTCAAGCCGGGGATATAGACCTTGTTCGT